ACAAACTACTTTGAAGTCTGTAATACCACGACGACCTTTGATCTCACGAAGGAAAGGTTCTGTCATGTTACGGAACATAGCACGAGTGAATTCGTCGTTAAGCTCGAACAACTGATATTTAGCAGCAGTTGAAATTGCTTTTTCTAAGATGATAAACAAGCGACGTACGTTAATACGATCGAATGCAGATGGTTTGCTTAGAAGAGTCTTGTCACCAAACAATACTGTACCTTCACCTGGGAAAGCAACAATTGGGTTAACACGCTTCTTATACAAGTCATCGCGTTCTGCTTTCTTAGGATTGAAAGCAATCTTTGTAACACCTAATAGTTGACCACGGTTGAAACCGCCTGGTGAGAACCATGCGTCTGCAACGTTGTCTGTATTAGCACAAAGACCAGCCATGTGACCAGCTGCTGGGATCCAACGATAAACGTCGTTATACTTGTCGTAAATCTTCAATGCTGTCGAATCGATAAATGCATATGAAGATGATGTTAGTGTATCAGCAAAACCAATAACGTCTTCTTTAGGAGTTGTTGATGCTGCTGTAGCACTGATTGGAGGAGAGATAAACGCGATTAAATCTTTACGATTTTCTGCGATCGCGATTAAGTTAGCTGCTTGAGTTTCACCTGCTGTAGAACCAAGCGTTGGAGCACTAATTAATAGGTTTACGTCTACTGTCTCTGCATCGTTAAATACTTGGAAACCAGTATCAATATCGCCTTCATCAACTGTAGAACCGTCAGAACCACCAGCTAAGTTTTTGCTATATGGTGTATCAACAGTAGTAAAGTTTTCAGAAGCAGCTGAACCAGCATTAGTTAAGTCACCTGAGTGATCTAACCACCAAATATAATTTGATGTTGAATTAATTACTTCTTTGTAGTAGTTTGATGTACCATCAAATTTCTTAGCATCACGAGCTTGTGATACGTATGCAAATTTTTCTAGTACTGTACCAGCAACACCACTGATATAACCAACTCTATCTACTACAATAATGTGCATCTCATCTGCTGTACCACCTTTTGATGCAGCAAAGTCAGATGTGCCAGGAGCAGAATCAAATTGATCTTTATAATCTGTCCAAGCATTAAATGCTGTAGAATTTGTTACAAAAGAAACAGTTAGTGAGTTACCTAGATTACCAGCATGTCTTGCGCCAAAACAACCAGCGGTAGCTTGACCGTTTGAGTAGCTAGTATCGTAGTGATCTTTGTTCTTGATTAAAAGTCCAGTGCCTGCACTTGTTGTACCAGCTGTTGCATTCTTTGCACCAGTACCTGCGACACGAACCACCTTAAGATTATTACCGTATTTAAGGAAAGATGCTGCGTTAAAGAAGTATTGAGCTGTGTCATCTGTTGGCACGCCAAACTTATCGGCTAGTTCTTTCTCGGAAGTAACGGTTACAATCTCCTCTATCGGACCTGTACTCGCTGTAATTACTGTAGCTCCAATTGAAGTAGAGACTGCAGGTACAACGTTTGTCAGATCGATTTCGCGTATTGCTACGCCAGGAGAAACTTGAAAAGCCATTTTTCTCTACCTCGATTTTAAGTTAATATGGATTGTTGAGAGCATAATATGTGTCATAATAAGATTTTATCACTTCTGCATATATTTATAAGTTATCATTTTCTAGTCGCCAAAGCGATATACTGTGCTCTTCTTAATCGTAATAACGTCGTCTAATCCTGCAGTCGCCTCTTCAGACTTTTTTTTAAGCGGTCTTTTTTTAGGCTTTACAGGTTTCTTTTTAGGGATAGGTTTTACCTTAGGTTTTGGCTTTGTAGGTTTCTTTTTAGGAACACTAGGCACCGGTCTTTTAGGTTTAATAGGCTTTTTAGGCTTTTTAGGTAATAACGCAGAGGGTGTCTCCATGACCTTTTCCTCTCTTTTTTCAGGGGTACTTACACGAGGTGTACCTTTCCTCATTTCCATATTGGCTGCTATTAACAACAAAATCGCCAATGGATCAAATACACAGATGATTAATATGATTACTAATCTAACTGCTTTATCGATGACTTCTGCTGTTGAGTCACCATAAATTAATTCTGCTACATACTTGATTGGACCAACATCAGCCTCAATCTTTCGAAGATCTGTTGCTAATGGACTACGTTCATCATTTAACGTACTAATCTTTTTCTGTTCTGATTCTATCTCAGTCATTAAACGTTGACGTTCCTTTTGTTGAGAACGTCTTAAGCTTGCAGCTCTTTCAGCTCCTTTTTCATCAGTAGATCTGGACATAGTTTGATCTACTGCTTCATCCAATTGCTTTAGTGCTTTACGAGATACAACTATATTTTCTTTTGCGGTTGCAATCTTTTCATCTAATATCAATACTTTTTCTGATGCACCACCAGAAACAACTGAATGTTCTAGGTGCGCCTTTGATAGGTAACCAAAAATACCCATTGAAGTGATGATTGATAATAAAACTACAGCTGTTGTGAAGTAGTACTTAAGTAATCTAGGCGCTTCTTTCCAGTTTCTATATAACCAAGATGCTGCGACTAGTTTAGCAGCTTCAAGTGCAACGCCCATGACAATAGATGCCATTGCCTCTGCTGAGAAAATAGCTACTAAACCTGCGACTGAGTAATACGCAGCCACAGCTGAAATTGTAAATGCAGATATAAAAAGTATTAGTGCAAACATTATTTGCTAAATTGTTCGGGGAAATTAAATTCCCTCCAAACTTGTCCCTCGTCGTCTATATGTGTTGGGTTTTCTTCTTCTCTACCATCATCATTAAAACCAAATGGCAGTACTTCATCTTCGATCTGTTTCATCTGCTGAGAATAGATATACTCTCTCATGCCTGTATCGATCGATTCTACAAACATTGGAGTAGCTGCAAACCAGCCAAACATGACTAAGTTCATCATTAGATCATCGTGCATACCAACCATTGCTTCATAGGATTGACCTTTAGAAACGAATGTAGACATTTCTACAATTGTTTCAGCATCTACGATCTCGATCTTCTTCTGTTCAACTAAGTCTTTAATATGAGAGCAACCAATTTTCTTGGTTCTCTTATCCATATAAACACCAATGGCATCAGCTTTTACACCATTTGATGTATATACGTTTTCATATTCTAAGTCATAGAATATGCCATTACATACAACCTGCCCTGCATCATTATTTTCAATAACCACTAAAGCTTTATTGTACAGATTAGCATATTTATAAATGACATCGGGGAACAATAATGGAGAAATTAAGTTATCTCTATATGTTGCAACTTGCCTAAATGGATTGGTGCTTGTATCAATTATAGTAAATGTTGAATAGTCTTGTCCACGCCCTTTAGCCACATCAACTAACATAATATAGTTATGGTCTTTAGAATCTGGTACTTCTTTCTCTCGTTTAATAGGTACTTCATATACATTTACGTTGTTCATTGAATATAGTGGTTCTTTTGACTTCAATGACAATAGCGCATTTGCATTGATGAGCGTATTACCTGTACCGTGGAAATTATTACCAAATTCTTGGTCAAATTGTAGTTCAGATGTGTTAGCAATTGTTTGACGCTTCCACTCTTCATCACGACCAGGAACATCCCACCAATCCACACGGAATGGTTTGAAATCATTAGTACCTTGTACTGCACCTTCCCACAACTTATGGAATGTATTGCCTAAACCATTTGCTGTTGATGTAATGATAACACGAGTAGTCTTACCTGAAGTAATTACAGGATATGTAGATGTATAGAATGTACCATCGTTCTCAACGAATGCAAACTCGTCAAGGAATAGTAAGTTAACAGACATACCACGAATTGAGTTACCTGATGTTGCAGCTGCAACTATTCGAGAGTTATTAGAGAACTCAATTGATTTTTTATTTAGTGTCTTACAACCAGGTTGCAGAAAGAATGGCAAATTTTCCAATGCAAGTGTAACACGACCTAGCATTTCTTGCGCAGTTGCGCCTTTGTTTGCTAAGATAGCGATTGTTTGTTCTGGTTTGAAGATCGCATACCAGAGAATGTATACGACAGATGAGATAGACTTACCTGATTGACGACAAGCAAGTACGATAGAGAATCGATTCTCATTAAAGTGATCGAACATATTACCCTGATATGGGTAAAGATCAAATGGAACTAAACCTCTATCCAAGTTAATGATCTTAATATACTTCTTTGCGAAGTATGAAGGATCATTCATACATTTAATGTATTCTTGTAGTTCTTCTTGGGAGAAAGTCTGTTCGACACCGTCCCGTTTTACGAGAGGGTTCCCTAGGTAACCGTACTCGTTATTGGTTAGGTGTGTTAGTGTTGACATCGATCACATCATTCTTATTCTGTTGAGAAAGAATAAAACGTTGTAGGTCTGTAGTAGAACCTACAAATACATTATTATTAGTTACTTTTTCAGGAGTAGCAGATTTAGCCTTCGGGCC